GTTGTATCCCAAACTGTGCAAACTAAATCTAGTACTAGCACCATTTACCCTACCACTAAAGTTTTGAGTTACAGAATTGTTAACACTATTGGTTCTATAAATCTGATTTACAATACCATTGCTGGTAAATTTACTATACGGTGATCCAAATTGACTGGTGCTTTGAAAAACAGCATTCATCACTGTTAAGAAGTTTTGATATGTGTCTGGATCAGTTGCATCTTCAAACTGTATAGTTTGATTAGCAAGACTATTTCCGTCTACGTCATAAACCACCTCTGTTTTAGTTACACTGTCAACTTTTAGCAAACCACTGGCGACAATATTACGTGTGGGTGTGTATCCTAAAAACTCAGCTATACGTAAGGCGCTTTCTCTGCGTTCAGCTGTGCTTAAATAATTCTCTCTGCTGGCTAGGTCTGCTCTAAATGCTAGGTTGTGACCTAAAAATGCCATGAGTTCAACCAAACTTACAAATTCGCTTGAACTGATCCAGTCGTTAAAGTTTTCTGGATAGTTGTTGTTGATATATTCAACCATGCTGTTACGTATGGTTTCAAAATCATACGCCTGAAAGTTAGCTTCGCTAAAACTTTCATAAACAACACTAAAATCTTCTGCAGCAAATAAACTGCTTTGTCTTGCGCCCTGTGCCATTATGCTATCTCGCCTACATATGTCAGGAACAGTTCTTCTGCTGTTCCTGTGTCGTTATACCTCAATCTCACTTTAATTGTTAGTGTGTGATCATCGGGTTTTGTTAACAGTGTTTCTAATTCAACCCATCGTGGATCATTGTCTATAATACGTTTTACATCATCTAGTGCTAGTGTTTCTGTTTCTCTGTCCAAAGGTTCAAACACCAAGTCATGCAATATACTGCCAAACTCTGGGTTTTGCACTCTCTCGCCTCTGCGAGTGTAAAAGTTGTTCATAAGATCACGCTTTGCCAGTTCAACATCAACTAGAGTTTTACTGCTTGTAACTGTGTCTATCGTACTATATCCATAATATGTTGCCATACTACTATTTATAGCAGAATTAACCACTCAGTTTATATTTTAATGGTGGTGCGGATAACATCATTGATTTCCAGCTGTTTAGTAATAGTAAATGTTCTACCGTCCACTGTATAGTCAAAATACAGAGGTATTATAGTGCCATTTACTTGTACTTGTATCTTTTCCACAGGGTACACACTGGGAGTTTTTTGTAATTCAAATGTACTGGTTGTACCGTCATAGATAAAGTTTTGCTGTATCAGTGTATCTGAGTATTTTTTTACAATATCTCTTTTTACGCCTTCAGAAGTAAATGGTAAAAAGTTTCCAGTCTCAGCATAGTACGCAAATCTTGCATATTTCAACTGTGTGCTATCCAAGGCTAACAGTTCGTTCTGCTGACGCATTTTATAAATGCCCTGTGTTCGCAACCATGTCCTGTCTTTGTACTCTCCATAATCTGCTAGTGCTATAATTTTTGCAGCTTGGTCTGTTTTGTCTCTGTTGGTTATTGATCTAGCTATCATATTAGCTACTACATCCCAGTCTTGATTTTTAACAGTTTGTTTTAGATCATACTCGCCTTCTTCTGCACTCACACTATTTGTAGTGCCTGTGATCCAGTTGTAGAGAACTAGACCATCATACTGGTTTTGAGTTATTTTAAAAACATCAATGTTAACTAAATCTTGTCTTACTTTTCTGTCTTGTTTATCCCAAACAGTTACCCAATCATCGTATGCTTGTTGTTCAGTAACACCTTGATCAAATACACTTTCTCCATAACCTGTGCCATTGTAAGCACTGTATCTAGAAAAGTTTAGTGCAATATCTCTAGCTGTGTCACTGGTTCTCACATCTGTTATGTCAATTTGTGTGTCATATGTTGTTTGATCTAATATATTATAATCATCCCATACAATTTGAAAATATGTAGGTATTTTTGTTAACATTAGCTTTGTCTCCAAGGTTTTTGTGTTCTTGGATTGATGTTTGGATCTGTTGGAAAACTTGAACTAGGGCCAACGTTGCCGTTTGGAGTAACCTCTGGCGATGAACCTCTGCGTCCGCCTCTTGTTGTTGGACCTGTAGATTGTGGTGTAGGATTCACTGCAAGAGCTTGCCCTTGACGTGGTACTGCTTGTAATTGGCCAAGGGGTTGAGCAGACATTTTTGTATCACAAACATTGTGGTCTTTACTGGTTGCGCCAAGTTTACCCGGTGCTTGAGATGCCACAATACATTCTTGTTCAACATGTCCTCCCCAAGGTTCATGTTCTGGAACCCTATTGGCGATACTTTGTTTAACAGTAAGGTTCTGTGTAAGATTGTTTCTTTTGGGAATAAAAGCTCTTTCAGCCTTAGGACCATTTAAATCAATCAATTTAGCAGTTACTTTTAAATGCCCTTTTACTAGTATATTCCCATTCGCGTCGGATGTTAAGTTCATGTCTTTATCACTGAGTATATTAACTTCTCCTGTCATAGCTTGCAGGTGAATGCCACGGGAACCGCCACCTCTAGCAATCGCAGTAATACTCTGTGCATCTAAATTAAAATCTCCGCCAACATGTAGATTCATATCATTTTCACAGTGCATGCTGATTTTGTTTTCACTGTAAACATCAATATCACCATTTTTACTCATCTGTATCCAAGCCGATCCATCTTGATTGATAATATAAACAATACCTGTTGAATCATGCATCAAAACCTGAGCACCTTGTCTTGTACGCATTCTCACAAGATCATTTTTTCCTGGTATTCTAGCTTTGTCAGGAACCAAGTGTTTATCATCATTTCTAGTTCCGTCGTCCATGACCAAACTGTGACCGCCTGGTGTTTGTACACCAAACAAGTTAATCGGGCTTTCTCTTCTACCGCCGCTGCTGGTCAAACCTCTAACCGGATCTAGCAATAGTCCTTGTTCTGCTAGTTTTTCAGACTGATCATGTCTAGTTCTTACAATACCATCAGTGCTTTTAACATCCAACTCAAAAGCAGGAGCAATTGTACCTTCTCTGGTTATTCCAGTACTCAATCCAGGTAGTTGTGCATTTCTACCAAGATCACTTAGTACACCTAACAAGTAACCTTCTTGTTCCATACCAGTAAACGCAACCAACACTTCTGAACCTTCTTCAGGAGGTGGAGCCATCATACCGTAATCATTGCTAGCATCAGGATGATGAAATGCACCTCCAAAACTCATCAATCTTCTTACTTTGTGATATATTTTCTTGTCTTCTTCACCTTTATCACTCAGTGTTTCTTGACCAATTATTTCAACATATATTTGATTTTGATAAGTATCGTCTTTGACACTTACAACTTTTCCCAAAAACACACCCATGAGTGTATTCAATGCTCCATGATAGCCTCTTCTGTATCTCTCAGGTACACCTACGCTTTCGCTGTCTAATCCTGAATATCTTCCTCGCATGTTATACTAATCCTCTTGCTATATCTCTTAACCAACTTGGCGCATTTCTTGCTCTATATGTACCGTTGTCTAGTTGTCCACCCCAATACTGAACACTTCCTGGTTGAGCATTGTCTATGTGGAATGTGTCATCACCCATGTATCCGTTGCCAGCACCAAGACCAGTTGCACCTGCCAACCGACTTTGATTTATAAAGTTTTGTATGATAGGAACATCAGCTGCATTATTTAAACTCAAAGGTGTGCTTCTTCCGGGTACAAACAACTGTACGTCTGCTGCACGACCGTTATCGTGTCTTGTGCTTCCTACTCTATTAGGTCCACTGGACGGTTGTCCGCCGCTGATGACCACAACATTAACACCAGCGTTAGCACCAGCTTTTTGTAATATTCTTTCAAGACTTGATGTAATTGGTTGATTTCTTGTGCCACTTTGACTTTGCGTAACTGTGCCGTTACCTGTGCCACTTGAGAAGTTTATGTTACCAGGTCCTGTGCTAGATGGTGTAGTATTTCCGTCACTGGGACCATCACCTTGTTCATCGTTAGTATAGTTATCTGCTAACGATCTAAATTCATCTAATTGTATTTCTCCACTGACTAATTCTTCTAATACCAATCCAACGTTGGTATTGGTGTCACGGAAAGCATCCAACATCATAATGAATTGCCCATCACTGTATCTAGCCTGAACTTGTGTAACTCTATACAATCCTGTTATACCAAAATCTTTGTCTGGAATATCTATTAAGCCGGTTTCATCATTTGGATAAGTTGGAAAATTAATATTTAAAAAGAAATTGTTTCCACCTCTAGTATAAGGAGCTCCATTTGCGCCGCCAGCACCCTTAGGTTGTCCTAACCAATAAGGGTCTCCTCTTACTGTGATCATAATATTAGCAAGA